GGATTCCATAAAATCTGATAGATTGACGTAGCTTGCTTTTAGGGATTTGGTTTTGATGCTCATTTTTAGTTTGTGGTTTGTGGTTTGTGGTTTGTGCTGAGGGGGTTAGGAAAGGAGTGAACGCCAGAGGAGAACGGTGCTCCAGAGAAAGAGCGCCATGACGCAAAGCGCTTCGGGAAGAGAAAGGTGAAGTTGGGAGAGCGCGAGGATGTCGGCTGTGGTGAGGGTGAGGAATCCGAGAGATAAGAGGTTGTTTTTCATGGGTTTAGGTTGGTTAAGCTTCGATGAGTTCAAAAGTGATGTCTTCTCTATCGGTTTGCGATTCAAGGTCTTGCATCACTGAGAGTGCTTCGGAGTAGGGCAGTGGGTCTGAGTAGGTCTGGGGTTCGTTCCAAGCGACGCCGGTTGTTCTGCCAGATACGATATACAAGGGGCTATTTTTCATGGTTTTAGGTTTTTCTGATTGCGTTCGCGTCGTGCGAACTTGGTGCAACTTTGGCGCAACTTGTGGGGTGTGGCAACAACAAAAATGCGCATTTTTTGCGCGCCTGGTGTGTGGATGTTCTCGCTTTGGTCCCTATGTTGAGAATCTTTTAGGAACTGATGGCACTTGATAGGAATGTTACGGGAAGGGCTAAAGGAACTCCGAACAAGTTCACTGCCTTCCTTAAAGAGGCGATGCAAACATCCTTTGAGCGTCTTGGCGGTCCCGCGTACTTAGAAGAAGTGGGAAGAAGGGATCCCAAGACGTACTGCGCGCTTCTCTCGAAGATGTTCCCACGCCAAGACAAGCCAAACCAAGCTGCAGAAGGCGCCGTCTCCACGCTATCGGATGCTGAGATTAGGCAAAGGGTAGCGGGAATGCTGCGTGAAGGGTTGTCGCCAGCAGGCATCGAAACAGGGGAAGTAGTTGACGCTGTGGAGGTTGGAGAGAAAAGTGGTACTTGATGTTCAAGTCAATCAAAACGAGTTTAGTGTCAGTCATCAGGGATTCCAGCGCTAGGTTGCACATTGATTTATAAATAAATCACGAATCCAAACATACCTAAAACCCCCTGAACCCATCCAGAACTTACAGCGGAGACGGCGGCGTCTCCGTGAATGTCGCTATTAGACCGTGAAAGAACTCAGTCCAGAAGAGAAAGCAGAACTGGTTATGTGCCTCGAGGAACTCCAGAGGCGCAAGCGCGAGCGCCGTTTGCTCGGTTACTACCCAGACACCGGACCCCTCAGGCGGGAGCTCTACAAGAAGCACCTAGCCTTCTTCGAGGCGGGGGCGAAGTACAAGGAGCGTCTGATGATGGCAGCCAACCGCGTCGGGAAGACCGAGGGCATCGGCGGCTTCGAGATGGCGGTACACCTCACGGGCCGGTACCCCTCATGGTGGACGGGCCGCCGGTTCGACCGGCCCATCTCGGCGTGGGCGGCAGGGGACACCGGTAAGACCTCACGGGACATCTTGCAGACGAAGCTGCTGGGACCGGCTGGGAGTCACGGCACGGGCCTCATCCCGAAGGAAGACATCCTGCGGGTGTCGGCCAAGGCCGGTATCGCTGACGCGGTGGAAATCATCGTGGTCCGGCACGCCTCAGGCGGAGAGTCGCGGTTAACGCTCAAGAGCTACGACCAGCGTCGCGAGAGCTTCCAGGGGACGGAGCAGGACATCATCTGGCTGGACGAGGAGCCGCCATTGGACATCTACACGGAGTCGCTGCTGCGAACGATGACGAACGACGGTATGGTGATGCTGACGTTCACGCCGCTCTTGGGGATGAGCGAGACGGTGATGGCGTTCTTGAGAGACGGTGAGGTGTGTGAGCGGGCGGAGGGGACGAAGTTCGTGGGGATGGCGACGTGGGACGACGTACCGCACCTGAGCCAAAAGCAGAAGGAGGACCTGTGGTCGAGTATACCGCCCTTCCAGAGGGATGCGCGGTCGAAGGGGGTGCCGCAGCTGGGGGCAGGGGCGATTTATCCTGTGCCCGAGAGCGAGCTGGTTGTGCCTGACTTCGAGGTACCGGTGCACTGGCCGAGGGTGTTTGGGATGGACGTGGGCTGGAACAAGACAGCGGCGGTGTTTGGAGCGTTGGACCAGCAGAGTGATACGTTGTACCTGTACTCGGAGCATTACAGAGGGCAGGCGGAGCCGGCGATTCACGCGGAGGCGATAAATGCGCGTGGGCGTGGGATACCTGGGGTGATTGACCCTGCCTCCCGTGGCAGAACGCAGGTAGACGGGCAGCAGTTGTTTGTGCGCTACCGGCAGATGGGCTTGGACTTGACGGTGGCGAACAACGCGGTGGAGACGGGGATATACGACGTGTGGCAGCGGATGTCGACGGGTCGGCTGAAGGTGTTTAAGAGCATGACGAACTGGGTAGCGGAGTTCCGGTTGTACCGGCGGGACGATAAGGGTAGGGTTGTGAAGGAGAACGACCACTTGATGGATGCGACGCGGTATTTGGTGGTGAGCGGTCTTAACCGAGCGGCCTTGAGTCTGAAGAAGCGGATGCAGAAGCTCATTGACGTGGTACCGGTGATGAACTTCTTCTCGAGGAAGTAGCAGGCCCCGAGCCCCATTGACACAAGCCCTTAAACCCGCATGATGATGAGCATGAAGAACGATCCGGTTAAGGTCCACGCGGACGCGCTTGCGGAGTTTGACCGCATACAAGAGGTGCTCAGGAACGAGCGTTTGCAGTGCCTGCAAGACCGCCGGTTTTGTTCGATCCCCGGGGCCCAGTGGGAGGGGCCGCTCTCTGAGCAGTACGAGAACCGGCCGAGGTTCGAGGTGAACAAGACGCAGCTTGCAGTGATGCGCATCATCAACGACTACCGGTCGAACCGCATCACGGTGGAGTACGTCCCCAAGGAAAAGGAGTACGAGTCACTGGCGGAGACGTGCAACGGTCTCTTTCGGGCGACGGAAGTGGACTCAAGCGCGGAAGAGGCGTACGACAACGCCTTTGAAGAGGCGGTGACCGGTGGGTTTGGGGCGTTGCGCCTGCGCAACGAGTACGAGGACGAGTACAGCGGTGAGAGCGACGAGCAGCGCATATGTATTGAGCCGATTTACGACGCGGACTCCTCGGTGTACTTTGACTTGAACGCGAAGCGGCAAGATAAGGCAGACGCGAAACGGTGCTTTGTGATTACGGCCTTAACCCGTGAGGACTACGAAGCGGAGTGGGGGGACGACCCCACGACGTGGCCGAAAGAGATTACGCGCACCCAGTTCGACTGGCAGACGCCGGATGTGGTGTATGTGGCGGAGTACTACCGTGTGGAGGAGACGACGGACTACATGGTGACGTTTGAGGGGCTTACGGGGGATGAGGAGAAGGAGCTTTTGTCGGTGCTCAAGGAAGGCAAGATGGAGGAGATGGAGGCGCTTGGGTACAAGGAAGTTAAGCGCAAGAAGATTAAGCAGAAGAAGGTTCACAAGTGGATTATGTCTGGGGGCAAGATCCTTGAGGACTGCGGGTACATTGCGGGGCGGTGCATCCCGATTGTGCCGGTGTACGGCAAGCGGTGGTTTGTGGACAACGTGGAGCGGTGCATGGGGCATGTGCGGCTCGCCAAAGACATGCAGCGCCTAAAGAACATGCAGCTCTCTAAGCTCGCAGAGATTTCGGCGCTCTCGTCCATGGAGAAGCCCATTTTCATGCCTGAACAGGTAGCGGGGCATCAGGTGATGTGGGCGGAAGATAACCTCAAGAACTACCCGTACCTGCTGGTGAACGGCATTACGGACGCGCAAGGCGCGGTGCAACCGGCACCGCCGTTGGCGTACACAAAAGCCCCGCAGGTGCCCCCTGCGATGGCGGCGTTGTTGGGGGTTACGGACATTGATATGCAGCAGCTCCTTGGGAGCCAAGGCAACGGGGACAAGATGGTGTCCCACGTTACCAGTAAGGCTGTGGACTTGGTGATGCAGCGCCTCGACATGCAGAGCTACATCTACGTGTCCAACATGGCCAAGGCCATTAAGCGCGTGGGCGAGATTTGGCTGTCCATGGCCAAAGACGTGTTCGTGGAAGATAAGCGCAAGATGAAGGTTGTGACGTCCAACGGCGAACAGGACGAGATTGAGCTTATGACACCGGTGATTAACCCTGAGACCGGTGAGCTTGAGTACGACAACGACCTGTCAGAAGCCGAGTTTGACGTGGCGGTGGACGTGGGACCGTCTTCAACAACGAAGCGGCAAGCAACGGTGCAGGCGCTGCTCTCGATGATGGCGGTAACGCAAGACCCTGAGACGATGAACGTGCTCTCGTCGATGGCGATGATGAACATGGAAGGCGAAGGGCTTGGGGACGTGCGCAGCTACTTCCGCAAGAAGCTGCTGAAGATGGGCGCGGTTAAACCCACTGAGCAAGAGGCCCAGGAGCTCCTTGCCGAGGCCCAGAACGCCCAACCGGACGTTCAGGCGCAGTACTTCGCAGCAGAGGCGCAAAGGGCAAATGCGCTCGCTACAAAGGCACAGGCCGACACGGTGCTTACGCTGGCAAGGGCCGAGGAGACGCGGGCGAAGACCGAGGAAACGATTGCAAAAGCTGGTCAGATTGATCAGGACAAGGCGATGAAGCTGGCGGACCGCATCGAGGACGATGTGCAGAAGCTGGTAGCGCCGGTGCAAACATTTTAGTGGACAGACCCACTAATTGAGAAAAAATGGAGAACAACAACACGGCAGTAGATGCTGAAGTTGTCTTGGAAGATGAGGAAGCTCCCGTAGCGGAGGCTGTGGCTGAGGAGACCGGTACGCCGGCGACCTCGGAGCCAGCCAAAGACGGGGAAGCGACCGCTTCAGAAGAGATCGACGTCAGCATCGGGGATTCGCCAACCCAGAAAGAGGACGCAGAGAAAGCACCGGAATGGGTGCGTGAAGTGCGTAAAACCAATCGGGAACTGCACCGTAAGAATCGGGAGCTAGAAGAGAAGCTGAAGGCAATATCGGCAACTGAGAACAATCCGGTTGACCCTGGGCCGAAGCCGACACTTGAAGGCGCTGATTACGACACGGAGAAGTACGAGGCCAAGCTGGCAGAGTGGTTTGACCGGAAACGGAAAGCTGCTGAACTCCAAGCCAAGGCCGAGGAAGAGCAGCAAGCCCAACAAGCAGAGTGGCACAAGAAGCTTGAGAACTACGCGAAGTCCAAGACTGAGCTTAAGGTTCGAGACTACGAAGATGCCGAATCTGCGGTGCAAGAGGTGTTGAACACGACTCAACAAGGGATCCTGTTGCAGGGTTCAGACAACTCGGCATTGCTGGTGTACGCGCTGGGTAAAAACCCCAAGAAAGCGAAAGAACTCTCTGAGATAAAAGACCCAGTGAGGTTCGCGTTCGCGGTGGCCAAACTTGAAACACAACTCAAGGTGACAAAGAAAACTGCTCCTCCTCCAGAGAAGACCCCACCGTCCGGCGGGGCTAGGTCAACCGGTGGTTCCGACGAAGTGTTGGACAACCTACGCGCAAAGGCCGAGCGCACCGGTGACTACACGCAAGTAATCGCCTACAAACGTCAATTGCAGTCAAAAAAGTAACCTATGGCTAACTCGTTCAATAAAGAAGAGCGCGTAGCGTTTGAAAACCTCCTTGAGGGGTTCAACGACGCGCTTGTCCTCTCCCGTAACGTCTCAATCTACAACACGGATCAGACGATGATGGAGCGCACCAACAACGTCATCTGGCGTCCGCAGCCCTACATCGCGACTTCGCTCTCGAACGCCGGTGTGGGCACGGACATCACCAGTGTTGGCGGCTACGCCTCCTACACCCAGCTCGCGGTTCCCGCCAGCATCAACCAGACGCGCACGGTCGCTTTCGAGCTCAACGCTCAAGAGCTTCGTGACGCTCTGCAAGAGCAACGCCTTGGCAACTCGGCCAAGCAGAAACTCGCTTCTGACATCAACGTGTCAGTGCTGAACATCGCGGCCAATCAGGGCACGCTGGTGGTTAAGCGCACGACGGCGGCTGGTGCTTCGAGTGGTTTCGATGACGTCGCCCAGTGCGAGGCCATCTTCAACGAGCAAGGCATCATGGACGGCGACCGCTACCTCGCGCTCAACACGCGGGACTACAACGGTCTTGCTAACGACCTTGCCAAGGCTTCGCGCTCCTTCGGGAACCAGAAGTCCGACAAGGCGTATGAGCGTGCATACGTTGGGATGGTAGCGTCCTTCGACATCTACAAGCTCGACTACGCGGTGCGGTTGGCGGCTGGGTCTGCTACGGCGACCATCAACACGACTGACGCGGCAGCGAACTACTACATCCCGAAAGCCATCTCGACCTCGCCAACGACGTCCGAGCGGCTCAACGTGGATAACCGCTTCCAGTCTCTGACGGTGGCAGTTTCCGCTGGCGCTTTGGCGGCAGGGGACGCGTTCACCATCGCTGGCATCAACGCAGTGCATCACATCACCAAAGGTGACACCGGTCAGCCTAAGACCTTCCGTGTTATCTCGGCGAGTGCGCCTGCTGCCGGTAGCCAAGCGATCGTCATCAGCCCTCCGATCATCTCGAACCAGGTTGCCAACGCGGCTTCCGCGCAGAACCAAAACTGCGTGGCGAACACGAAGGCATCCAACGCGGCAATCACGCTCCTCAACACGGCAGCAGCTCCTGTGAACTGCTTCTGGCACAAGGACGCGATTGAAATCCTCCCTGGCC